ACAATGGCAAAGACAGTTGCTACAACAAGAAACCTACGGACAATTACACCAGCACTGCGTTTTGCAGCAGCATCAGCAGAAGCATCTGCAGCGTTTTGCTTTCCAATCATGCGCTCAAATTGACGAGCTTGATTTTCCATTTGCACACCGACAAGCTTCATGACGAATCCACTGACTCCTCCTCCAAGCATTGCTAATATTTCTGTCGTCATTTTTTCTTTCTGAGCTCTTTGATTACCTTGATTGCAGATGCAGTCATATATATGAAAGTTGAAAGACCCACAACAAGCCCTAGCAATTCATTGACTGGGGTAAGCTCAAGAGTGGCAAGAGTTCCCACGGATCCTATTATTGATTTGTATATTATATCTTCCATTGTATCAATTTTAAAAGCAGTTGTTATTAATGTAAGTCTACCCAACCACCAGAGCCTGTGTATCCTTTAAATTTTTTAACTCCATTAGCAGAATCAAATATAATCATACCCTCTTGAGGACTAGAAGGAGTAGTGCCATCAAACGATCCAACCTGCATATATCCTCCATCTGCAACTTTAGCATTTTTCATTTCTGTTCGATCGGACTCTAGCTTTGTGTAAGCATTGTCCTTAGCTACAACTATTACATCCTCAGTAACACCAAGCGAAGTAGTGTGCCTTACTTTTAATTGACCAAAGTCGGAAGAGTTGTAAGCAGCTCCAGCCATTCCGATTTGGAATGTCGGAGAGTTTGGACCAGAATGTTTAAACTGCAACCCGTGATTTTCATTTCTGGAATCTACAAATACAAATTTTTTCTGCGCACCAAGATTAGTGTCGCTGAATAACTTTGTTAAAACAGTGTTGGTTTGTCCAACATCTACAATTTTAGCAATCAGTGATAATTTGTTGTTTGTACTAGGATCAATTGCGAATTTTATTTGACCTTCGGCAACGCCATCAATGTACTGTTGAATAGAAAAATTTTTGCTAGTTGGACCATCCCAACGAAAAGTTAATTGATCATCGGTTGAAGTTCCTCTTTGAATTTCAACTGCACCATTGGTTCCATAAGATTTCTGTTTAGTAAATTTTTTAGTATTGTTGGTTGTATTTCCTAATATTACATTGCCTGAAAATGTTGGATCAGCAATAGGTGCTTTCAATGAAATGGCAACAGTGTTGCTTGAAATGTCAGCACTGTTCGAAGAACTGTTCGAAGCGATGCTTGAAATGGCAGCACTGTTCGAAGCGATGGTAGCAGTGTTAGTAGCAATGTTAGTAGAATTGACTGCAATCCCTTCACTATTTATCTGCTCTCCATCGTTAAGCGAATTTATATTACTTGTATTAGCAGCTATGTTGGTAGCATTGGCTGCAGTTTTTGAATCAACATATGTGACCAAAGCATAAGGACTAGGAGTTGCATGAGGAGGCTCTACTGAAAGACCTATGACTTCACCTTTGACTGAAATAGGAACTTGTAGAATTGTGCTAAGCCTAGATGCTGAATCAACCACTTCAACTTCTAAGGTTGTCTTAAAAAACTTAGAAGACTGTAGCTTTTCATATATGCCAGTTGTGGCTGTATTAAGAACTCCTGATATTCCTTGTGGAGAGATATTTGTAAATGTGCTTGTAAGTGCTAATGCATCTTGATTTGTTTTCAACAACCAGCTTGCTTTTGTGGTTGCAGATCCTACTGCTAGCTCTGAAATGGTTACAGTGCTAGCTGGATAAAGACCTGTGTCATCTGTTATTGAAGGAACAGCAACTGAACCAGTATATTGAAAGTCTATTTTAAAAGTCTGCGGAGAAATTGTAGTAACTCCAGAAATTTGAGCATCTGTTAAATTATAAAACTTTGAAGCTATGCTAGATGCAGTTTCATTGTATGCAATAGTTTCAGATTTGGTGCCATACTGGACTGTGTAAGATCCAGAAGTTGGAACTGCATTTATAGTTCCAATGCCTACTCTAACTGTTGAGTAGTCTTGTATGTTTGGAGATCCTGTCTTAGCAGTTGTGTAAAGATTTATAACTTGGTTTTCACCAGCAACCAATTCTTTCAGTGGCTTAGATCTTAAGTCATTTTTAGAAACAACTGCTGCAGTTTTTAAATCAAGTGCATCTAAATTTATATAAATGTCCATCTATTAAATTTTTCTCCTAACTCTGTATTGGGAAATCAAATGCTCTATCCCTAGTGGAACTTTGAATGGAGCAGCACCAAGACTTATTGGAACTCTCATTTCATAAAAATTAGCAACCATGAGATATACAGCTTGCACTATGCCAAGCTTGTAAACTCCAGCTGGAGCATAAGAAACTCTAACCTCAACAGGAGTCTCATATTCTGCATCCAAAGTTGGATACTCAAATTTATCATTGAAAATAACATTTGTGACTCCTTCTGCATTATCATGCAAGGAATACATTGTGCTGTCCAATGTCACAGACACTCCGTCTGCTTTATATTTTATGTGTGTTATTGTCTGTCCAACTCCTCCCACTGGGAGACGGAACTGGCGATAAGACTGTGGGAAGCTTTTGAATCCAAAATCAATAGTCTGAGTAACGATCGCTCGACTTGTTGATATCTCAATGCTTTCTCTAGCTGCACCAATGATCTGTGTTATATAATTATCATCTGCAGAACTAGTCACACGCAAGTAGTGCTTTGCTTCAGCAAGAGTTACTGGCTCACTAGGAGATGCAATATTTCTTTTTACAGTTATTGGATACATTATAAAATTAGGTTAAGCCTGCACCCTCACAATCGCAAAGGTGCAGGCAACCGATTCTTTGATTACTTAGCTTTCTTCTTCGCTGTCTTCTTGACCTTTGCTTTTCCAACTTTCTTTTTGTAAGGAAGACCAAGGTTGTGCAGTTCTACACGACCACCATTTGATTTCTCAAGTGCAGATTCCATTGCTGCTTGAGCATCTGTCCCACTGTCTCCAATGTAAACAAAAGATGGATCTGTTTTCTGTTTTTCAGAAGCGAATTCAATTACTAGTTTAATCATTTTATATATTGGTTTGCGTTATGCAGTTACAAGCTTGACGCCAGCTTTATCTAGACCTGTGTCAGCAGCACCACCTAAGCGACCTGCAGACATTCCGTATACCCAAACAAGTGTTGTGTAAACGTCGAACAGTCCTGACTTCTGCCATGTGATACCCATGAGGCTAAGACCTGTGTCAGCATCTGTGACAGTGTCTACTTTGCTGATGCTTGGAATTCCAACACGATTAGCAAGTTGCTCAACATCATTAGGAATGCGTGCAGCCATAACAATCGCCTCACGTGTTCCGAAGAATCCTGCAAGGTTGACTGAGTTAGTAGGCATGTCTGGATATTCGTAGATGTTTTCGAAACCAGCAACGTTGCTTAGTTGACCATAGCCATTGCCTGTACGAGACTGACCATAGTAATCTCCAGAAGAGATACGAGCATCAGCTTCTAGTGCATTGTATGTAGCACTGTTGACAATTCCATAGCGACCGACTGGAGCTGCACCATTAAGATTCAACTCAGCAGAGATAGAACTAAGAGTGTCCTTGTCAGTATCAGCAAGAGCTTCTGTCACATTGTGAGAGAAACCTGCATCAACAATAAGACTCATAGCATGATCAAATGCTTCCTTGCCTAGTGAGTAAGCAAGGTTGCCAATTGTCTCATTGTAGAGATCACGCTTGGTGCTGATCTGATCAATGTAATCAATCTTGACAGGAACGTGCTTGTGCTTGTTAAGAGTAACCGACACATCAGAAGTCAATCCATTTGCATCTGCTGCATTAGCTTCGTAGCCATATGTGGCATCATAGTTTTGAACTGATGGTAAGGAAGAAACACGAGCTGTGATCGTTTGACCAAGCTTTGCGGAACTCCCATCAAAATCAGTTGAGATATTGTTGAGTAATGGAAAGCGCACTTTGAATGCGTCCATTACATCAGTAAGTAACTCTTCAGTTTGTAGTGTTGACATATTGTTTATTTATTTTGATTTAGCGTAGTTCACGAAGCTTGCGAGCGAGCAAGTTCTTTTCTACAGGATTGTTAGTTTCGCTTAGCTTTGCACGGAGTCCTTCAATTGTGCTAGGCTCTTGACTTTGCACTTCTTGCTTTACTGCTTTTGCAGTTGGACGTTCAGAAATCTTTTCTAGCAAGAGTTCCTTAAAGTCTTCAACAGAGCATTGACCGCTTAGTGCTTCATTTGTAATTAGAGCCAAGTCACCTTCAACATCAAACTTCTCATTGAGAGCATTGATATCACTTTTGCGTTTGGCTTCTATTTCTGCAAGTTCATCTTGTGCTTCTTTTTGGGCTTCTGCTTCTGCTTTCATAGATTCAATTTGCTGCTGAAGTGCAACAATTTCTTCTTCTTTTGCATTAACAGATTCCACAAGCACCGACAAATCTTCATTTGTTTCTTCTACTTCTTCTACTTCTTCTACTTCAGTTTCCATATTAGAGGATTGGGTTGTGTTTTGTGTTTTGTTCACAGAAGAATACTGTGAATCCGAAAATGTTTTTATGACATCTGCCTTCGCTGCAATTGCAACTGAATCAATAACCTCTGTAGCAAGACCTGCATCAACTGCTTCTTGACCAAAGAACCAAGTGTCTTTTTCATACCACTTCTTAATAGCTTCAACAGATTGGTTTGTGTGCCTTTCATATATAGTTGTGAGAACATTTTCATATTTCTCTAGCAACTCTGCAGCATCATTAAGCTCATTAACATTTGCATATTCCATATAGGAAATCATTGGCAAGTGAACCATGACTGCAGCATTGTCAGGAATGTAAATGTTATCCCCTGCCAGCATAACGATTGATGCGATTGATGCAGCAATGCCATCAATGTAAACGTCAACTTTTGCAGAGTGTGAACGCAAGGCATTATACATTACTGTTCCATCTGTAATGCTTCCTCCAACGCTGTCAATGTGCAGATTGATTTTGTCTGATTTAATTTCGTTCAGATCTTGAACAAACTCTTTGGATGTGGATCCATATCCTCCAATCTCTCCGTGTATATAAATGCTTGTGACACCATCTACAGCTTGAGCTTTTGTCTTGTTGATTGTATAAAATTTCATTCTTCTTTATCTATTTGTTTAAGTTTTTTAATTGCCCACTCTATGCCTGAACTGCCTCCCCAGCAATCCCACATTATTCCTCCGCATCCTTCGTCATAAGGAACATCTTTGTTTTGCTGATGCCTTTTGAATGATGCCATTCGTGCAATTGTATCTCTGCTAAGTGCTTCACGACTTGCCAATTGATTTGCTCTTGTCCATCCAACTGGAGTCCCACAAGAGCTTCCATTCTCTTCTTTATACTTTAGAGCACGCTTGGCATTGTTAGATGCTGCTTGTGGATAGTCACTATAAGTTTTTCCGACCACTTCATCTACAACATCTATTGATTTTAAAACTGCTTGGGCTTGCAATTCATTTGTGCCTGCTCCTGTCAATACTTCAATTGAACGAAGTGTTGAGTTAGCAATGTATGTATCACCACCTTGATAAGTAGGCTCATCTTCCTTTCTGCGAACATCATTCGGAGAAAGAAATCCATTTTGCACACCAGAGCTATAAGCCTTGAATCTGCTTTCTAAATCTCCACGCAACAAATCATTGGTGTTATGCTTAAAGTAATACTTCTTCTTCTCTTCGTCTGTCAGCAAACTCTGCCTAAGCTTCTGCTCCCAGTTGCACATCCAAGGACGCAATGTGTGCTTTACGAATCCCAAGTCTTGATGTTCGATATTGCTAAATGTAGCTTTCTCTAAATCATTGATCAAGTGTGCAGGAACTCTAAACAATCCTGCAATCTGAGAGCGATTGTATTTCCTAGCCTCAAGCAATTGAGTCTCTGTATGATTCATTACCAGTGGACTAAACTTAGCACCACCTTCTAAGATCGGAGTCTTGTGTCGATTGCCATCACCTGTGTAGGTGCTTGACCAGTCTGTCTTAAGCCTCTGGAAAGTCTCCTCATCCATCTCAGTTGGGAACTCAATAACTCCACTGAGCGTAGTTCCATTTTGGAAGAACTCTAAAGTGTAATCATCTGCACCCTTTGTAGAGGAAAGCATTGATGCAGCTTCTGTGATCAATGATGGGCTAAATAGTTCATTGCTACTGAATGTTCTAATCAACAGCACTTCATTGCTTTGAAGATATACCAAGCCATCCTTTTTATCTTTGTCTGGATAGCTGTAAACAATCTCTCCACTTTTGGATCGTTCTGCTTTTAACTTTGAAGAATACAATGGCCAAATCTGAACAACCTTTCCTGAGCCATCTCTAATCAATTGTGCACATCCATTGCCTCGCAAGAGTGCATCAATCATCATCCACAAACGCAAGTCATAGCTTGTCATTTCTGGGTTGGGCTCGTAACGCAGCAAGTCATACAATTCTAGGTCATATGCTTTCTTGCCTCCAACTTCTGTTTTTTCATAAACACAAAGTGGCAAAGATGCTACGCTTTCTGCGAGCACCCTCACACAAGTAAGAACATCACTTAGCTCTAGTGCATTGTCTTGTGTGACTGTTTTAGAACCACCACGATTAAACATCAAGCTAGATGTCCTCTTGGTGCTACCGAAAATTGCTTTCTTTGCTGCGTCTACGAAACCCACAAGACTATTGTTGTGCGCTTATTAACCACTGGCAAGCTGTTAGAAGTTTGCAGAAGATTGCAGAAGATTGATTACACTATTCTTAATCTTTTTTCTGTCCTTCTGTGATAGTGACTGGCGATGAAGTTTGGATTGTTTTCAAAGAAGCTGTCCACCCAATCAGTTTTCGTTCTTGGCTCACTGCCTTTGATCCTTCCTCCACTGCACTTTAACCCTGCATGTATCATGGCTGTAACTGTCCACTTGCTTGTCCTAGCATAGTCTGCTATCTCTTGTCTTCCTACTAACCAATCACTCATATTACTCTTAGTCCTCTCTGCTTGTATGGATTGTCTGTTTCCTTGTTGTCTGCTATTGCGATCCCAATGGCTATGATCAATGCTACAATGCCATCAATCTTTTGCTCAGACTTCATCTTGTCTGGCTTAATATTTCCTGCAGGATCTTGAGTAACGATTATGTTGTTGCTGTTCCAATTTAAAATAGGATTGCTTGGGTGCTCAATTCCTCCTGCAACAACCAAGCGTTCTAACTCAGACGTTGGAGTTGCCATAGACAAATACCCCATGCCGAATGGCACCATATCTATTTTTTCTTTGGACAGTGCAGAAACTAACTCTCCTGCAAAGTGCCTGTCATAACCAATCTGCTGAACTGCAAACATTCCATTCTTTTCAACAACAGAATGCTTGATGAAATCCCAATCAGTTGTATTGCCAGTTGTCAGAGTTATGTGCCCTTCTTTATTCCACAATCTGTATGGCACTCTGTCAGTGACTGCCTTGGCATCAATGTTGTCCATTGGCAAGAAAAAGTCTACCCACACTCTTGGCTTTGTTAGACCTTTCTGTATTGGAAAATAATAACCAACTGCAGACAAATCATTTACTCTTGCTAAGTCGATTCCAGCATAACAGATCTTGCCAATCAGATCTTTGGGTTGATAAGATGCACACCCTTTCATCCAGTCTTCAGAACGCAACCAAGCTTGCTCTGTGTCTGTCCAAATGTTCAACTGCTTATTCAGAAAAGTGTTCATCTTTGAAGGCATTTGTTTTACCTTAGTGACTTGGCTTTGCATGTATGATGTGTGCTTGCCAAC